CGTGCAAAATTTTCAATTTGTTAAAACTTTCCAAATTCGAAGGAAAAGTTTCAATAATTTTGGTGAGGGTAGGGTAAATGGTTAAACGTTCCGATCTCCTGGAGCGTTTAATATTGATGTACAAAGTGTTGTGGCTTCCGTAACCATATTGATCATTGACCAAGTAGTGGTATGCGGCAGGTGCGACAACAGTTGTATCAAAATTTGCCATTTTAAGAAATGTAATACATTCCTCGGGGGTATGGGCGACCAAAACCAAAGCCTTTTTCTTGCCACGATTGTTACCAAATGTTTCCGGGAGTTTGACATTTGATTCATAATTGATGTTCTTATTTACTTTCAAGCCAATAAAGGGTGCCATTGCTGGTTCACATTGGTTGGTTTGACAAAATTCGGTAATCACGCGTGGTTGGTATTCCACCTCTGGAGTCTCAAAAGTTGAGGGAAAATTGTACTCGCTCATGTCTTTGACGCTGACCAAATGTTTATTTAATTCTTGTAACATTTGGACGAGATTTTCGTCTTGGCACGATACCCATTCCGCAACATCAATGACGTTGGGGCTAGCACCTTGTTTCGCACTATATGACAACTCCTTGTAGGATAGGTTGGTGAAGTCAGTGCGAGTGGTGTATGGGGCGAGGATACGTTTCATGTGTGAAACGAATTCTCCGAAGATTGGTTGAGCTCCATCAGTGATGGCAATACCCGACAGTTTTCTGGCTAACCCAACGAATGGGTGTTTACCTTTTGGCACAACGGCAGCACGTCCAAGCACACGGGTCAAATTGATCGTGCTCTGGTTGTGCTCGCGAGGGTTGGGGTAAATTCTAGCGAGAAAGTCGACGGGTTGGTTGGTTGGTACGACCTTAGCCTTAAGGGTCAATCCTAAAGTTTTCACAAACTCTCCCATAAAATCCGCAAAATCTTGTTCCACACCAAAGAAGAGCCCATCATCACCGCCTGCCACTAATCTTGAGTAGCCTTCAGCAATGTTGTCTGGGGACGAGTCTTTGGTGTATTCACACCATCCAAGCACCATAACATCTGCGTTGACTGTGGTGTTACCAAAACTTGTGTTGGCAGCACCACTGTGTCTCGATGCTTGCGTTGAGTATGAGTAAGCCCCAAATTGGACCGCACAATTCATAGATTGAGTGACTTGGTCAAAATAATCTTCAAGCGTCTCAGACTCGTAAAACCAGAAGGTGTTACAATGTTCCAAGTACATAGTGAAGGTATTTTGACCGGCATCAAAGGCGGAGTAATCAGTGGGCATGACTGTCTCATGCTTGGTGGAGAGGGTGTGAATAATGTTCGCGATTTCCATGTTGGATTTACCGAACGCATAATAGCTAAGATTCTGGGAAGAGTACTTGGACATGGGCTTGATGTATCGCGAGAGTGCAACAACAGCAGCAGAAGAATCAGCAGTGATGTTGCGGCTAGCGAATTGGCCAGGTTCCTTGAGACTCGGTTCAGTCTTTTGAAAAGCTTCAGTGGCGTTGTACACATCATAGAGCGGATCAGAGTATGTGGCAATCCGAAGAAAATCATTGAGTTTTCTTTTCATATTAGCCGCAGGTTTGATATTAAGATCCGAAATATCGAGGGGAACATTGTTGAGTGGGGAGAGGGAGTTGTACTTAACTTGCATCATGCTAGCAATGGTGTTCTGGTACCGGGCAAATTGTGCATCGGCGAGAGGTGGTCTGTGGATGTTGGCGAGGCGCCCAACAATGCAGTCGATCGGTTCATGGCCCGTTTTAGTGGGTACCACAACCGATCCAACATAGTTGGGCAAACCTCCGCTCATCGTCGGAACTATTTTCACGTCGTCGGGGAACAGGGTTTGGGCGGGGAAG